AGGAACCGGCAACGGCGACGCATTCGAGTACTACGAACAGCAGAAGGGCCTCATGTCAGTTGAACTGCCAAGCACCCTTGGTCGCCAATTCTCGTACCACGGCTACGTATCCACATTCGCTGCCATCCCTGGCATGATCCGCAAGATCACCCAGGCCTAAGCGAGAGGGGCACCGCGTGTCGGTGTTTACAGTTATTAGCCATCAGCGTCTGGATGACTACGCCGTCGTCCAGACGTTGACGGGTACTGACATTGAAGTCGGTCAAAGCATCACGCTTGCTGGTTTAGGTCACGATCTAAACGGCACTCATGTTGTACTTGACTGCCCTCAGTACGAGTACATCGGTACCAACTCCGAGACCGGAGAGTTGCGGTTTGACTCAACAGTTGCTCGTCCTAACCAGTTGCTTTTCCGTGACGTTGGCGATGATCTCAACTTCAGCGCAGCACTCCCGACAGGTACCTGCACCTGGACGCTCACCTGCACCTGGGTGACATCTACGGACATCGAGGACTACGTCGGCATTGCTACGGCCACTGCAGAAGAAGCTGCGTTCCTGACGCAGTGCGCTGCAGCCTGTAACGCTTTTGCGTATCGCCGTCGTTATGAAGCCGGGTACCTTCAAGACTCGCTCACGACTGTGCCATCAGGTGACGTCAAGTTGGGCACCATCATGATTGGCGCTGCCTATTTCCGCCAGAAGGGCAGTTACACAACGCTTGCCACTTTTGACGGAATGGGCGCCCCACCATCCACAGGTGTTTCCCCAATGGTGATGCAGCTCCTGGGCATCAATCGTCCACAGGTCGCCTAATGGCTTACACGGATCTCTTTAACGAGGCGCTCGACGACCTCACTACAACGCTTTCCACGATTACTGGTTTACGCATTGTTACAGATCCGAAAAACATCAACCCTCCATGCGCCTTCATTGACGCTCCGTCCTTTGACGCCCTTAACTACAACATCGTCCGTATGACATTTCCTGTTCGAATTATCGGCTCAAATGTGGTAGACCTAAATGGACTGCGTGTGTTGCTCAACATTGCTGCTGAGTTGCTCACAAAGAACGTGGCAGTCCTTGACGGACGGCCATCAGTAACCAACATCGGCGGACAAGACTTTGGAACGTACGATCTCACTATTGCATTGCAGGCTCAAACATCATGACTGATTACATCGTAAACTCACACCGCGTCGGCACTGTCGGCGAGAAGCTCAAGATCAATAAGTACATCACCGAGAAGGTGCTGGACTATTTGCTGAAGGCAGGTTTCATCTCTGAAGCCCCCCAAGCATCCACAAAATCTGCTAAAACAGAACCCAAGCAAGAACTCACCGAGGAGTAAACCCCATGACTGCCACCACATCCACATACTTGTCTAACCCAGACGTTCTCATTAATTCGACCATTACGCTGCGAGATCAATGTTCAGCGGCATCGTTGGTTCGTACGGTTGAGGCCCTGGAAAGCACCGCCTTCGGAGATCTTTCAAGGTTCTACGTGGGTGGGCTAGAATCAAATGAACTCACCCTCACCCTCTACATGAGCTACGCAGCATCAGAGACGTACGCCACCCTTTCCGGTTTGGTGGGTACACAGTTTGACGTCATTGTCTCACCAGCTGCACCTTCAACTGCTGGCACTTACTCAACGACAAACCCAGGCTTTAAGTTGACAGGTTGTTACCTCGCATCATTGCCAGTCCTTAACGCGACAATGGGTGAACTGTCCACCATTGACATTACAATTCAGGGTGGATCCTACTCAGTCGACGTGTCCTGATTTAACAACTAAGGGAGAAACAAAATGAAACTCACACTCCGTGTGGACTTCACAGACGGTACACAAGCAACCGTCACTAGCAACCTCTGGGTAATCACCCAGTGGGAGCGCAAATACAAAACCAAAATCACCCAGATGGCCACGGGCATCGGCGCTGAGGATCTCGCGTTTATTGCTTATGAAGCATGCAAGATTTCAAACGTCGTGGTAGACGCAGCCTTTGATTCTTTCATTAAGAAAGTGGACAAGGTGGAAGTGATTGACAACGAAGCCGAAAACCCTACCCAAGAGGCACCCAGCGACGACTTCTAGCAGAGCTGTTAGTTGCTACTGGCTGGTGGCCTCCACAAATTGACTTTGACCAGAATGATTTAATGACGGTTGTAAAGGTCTTAAACGAAAGCAACAAGTGATGACAGTCGGAGTTCAGTTCGAAATCTACGGACTCAAGCAGGCGCTTTCTGAACTCAACAGCGTTGACCGTCGTTTACGTTTACAAATCACCAGAGATTATAAAAAGCTCACTAAGCCTTTGGCTGATGACATCCGTAGTCAAATTCCAAAGGAAGCGCCGCTGTCCGGTATGTCGCGCACCTGGGTTACAAATAGTGGTTTCAAGATGTTCCCATGGGATGGAAGTGTCTCTTCCACCATGGTCAAGCAAACAGTTAGTTCTAGGCGACCAAAAGAATTTGGTGGGGTAGTTCGTAATTTGGCCGTTTTTGCAGTCAAGTGGCAGGGCATGGCGAATACTGTGTATGACATGGCAGGCCGTAAAAATAGAAACGTGTTGGGTGACCGGTTGGCGGAGAAGCACGGCCGTCCTTCTCGCATTATGTACCCAGCGTTTGAACGCCATGAAGGTGAGATCCAACGCGGAATGCTTGAGATCGTTAACACTGTTGGCAACGCTGTAAACCGCAATTTGAAGGCGTCACCACGATGAGTGTTGTTTTAAGCATTGTCACAGACGCAAACCTCAAAGGCATTAAAAGCGTCATTAAAGAGTTTGAGTCGTTAAAGACTGCATCTCAAAAAGCATCCTTTGCTATTAGCCAGGTGGCATTGCCGGCTGCTGCTGGTTTTACTGCTGCAGCTGCGGGAATCTTCAAAGCCACTCAGGCAGCCTCTGACCTGGCTGAACAGTCCAACCAGATCAAGGTGGTTTTTGGTTCAGCCTCTGAACAGGTGCTCAGGTTTGCAGCGAACGCTGCACAGTCGATTGGACAGTCACAAACACAGGCTTTGAGTGCTGCGTCCACGTTTGCCAGCCTAGGTAAAGCAGCAGGCTTGTCGGGTACTGACCTTGCCACGTTCTCAACTGAATTCACAGTGTTGGCTTCTGACTTGGCGTCGTTTAAGAACACCACCCCTGAGCAAGCCATCAATGCTATCGGCGCTGCGTTGCGTGGTGAGTCTGAACCAATCAGACAATTTGGTGTGTTGCTTGACGAAGCCACGCTTAAAAATCGTGCTTTTGCTTTGGGGCTTATTGAAAGTACGACTGGCGCGTTAAGTCCGCAAATTAGGGTTTTGGCTGCACAGGCTGAAATTTTTGCGCAAACCACAGACGCTCAGGGTGACTTCAGCAGAACTTCAAAGGGTGCCGCTAACCAGCAGAAAATTCTCAAAGCCCAACTGTCAGATACCGTTGCGGAACTTGGCGCTGGCTTTCTTCCCATTTTGGAAACCGTTGTGCCATTGCTGTCAAAAATGGCAAAATTTGTTAAGCAAAACTCAACCGAAGTAGCAGCGTTGCTTACAGCGTTTACTTTGATTACTGGCGGACTTGTGCTTTTGAAGGGCGCCATGATTGCTTACCGAGCCGTTGCAGTCGTGACCACTCTTGTAAACAAAGCCTTGGCCGTCTCTGGCTTCGCAGTCCAGATCTCTACCGGTGTTGGTATCGCTGCAGCTGTGGCTGGCGCTGCAGCCTTGGCAGTAATCACCTACCAGGTCATGAGTTCCACAGACGCAAACATCGACTACGCAGATTCGACCGAGGCTGCTGCTTTGGCCACTGACCAGTTCGCTAAAGCCACCTTGTCATTGCAGGGTTTACTTCTGCAGGGCGAACAGAGAAGGGCCGCTGCAGCAAAAGCAGTTGCCGACAAAATTAAGGCAGAACAAGACAAAATCAAAGATGCTGCTAAAGAGTTGTATAAAGACACTAAGAGAGCAATTCAGCAGGCTAAAGACACTCTTCAGGAATACGCCGATGGCATTGCAGATGTGGTGCGTGGCTGGGTTTCTTTGACTTCAGCAGTGGCTGACGGAACAAACTCTGAAATCAAATACCAAGACGCGCTTAAAGAGCGCATGGCTGCGTACGAAGAATTGAACAAACTTCAGAAGTCTGGGCTGTATACCACAGAGCAAATGGCTGCAGCCACTGAGCGTGTTACAGCAGCCGAAAACAACCTGAATAGTGCACAGTCTCAGCGCAAAACGTATTCACAACAGTTTGCCGAACAAATTGCTTCCGCTAAAAAGTTCTCCAGTCAACTTCAACAGCTCATCGGAATCGGACTTCAAAAGTCAGGTCTGGCACAGCTCTTAAACCTTGGCCCTGTCGCTGGCTCACAAGTCGCCGCAGATCTTTTGGCTGGCACTGGGGGTATGACCGTTGGCAGTCTGAATGCTGATCTTGCACAACTTGACGCAGCGGGTATGGGGCTTGGCACTAGTGCTATTGCCGGCGACATGGGGCTGCTTAATCAGGCTAGGGCTGTGAATACTGGTACGACGGTGAACATTACGGTGACTAGTGCTGATCCTGCTTCTGTCGTTGCTGCTTTGCAGAAGTATGTGCGTACGTCTGGCCCTGTGCCTATCAAGATTCGTAACCCATAATGGCTGGGTATCAGATTCCGTGGGTGTTTACTAACCTCAGGACTAGCAGTTCCTTTGCATCAAATGTTGTATCTGCAAATGTCAATTTTGGTCGTGCTACTTACATGGATGTGTATAACGGTGGCGGTCTCACGTTTACAATCAAAAACCAAAGCAATCAGGCATCTGGTTTTCAGATGAACGATAAAATCCGTTTACAAAATTCAACTGATACTTACCGAGTTGTTTATTACGTTGACGAAATTCAATTTAACGATTACCCAGGCAATACAGGCTTGTCGACGGCTACTGTTATTTGTTCTGACGCCATCGCTCGATTGGGCAGAAACTTAGTTACTAAGTCCTTGACACAAACCAATACGACGGCACAAGCAGTAGAACTTAACGAAACAGGAATCGACCCCACTATTTATGCCGTGTCTGTTGGGGACTCAATTGCTTCAGCCTCCAATTTTCAGGGTGCACCAATGCAGCGCCTCAATCAACTGGTGTCTACAGAGCGTGGACGGCTCGCATGTTATGACACTGGTGTTTATTTTTGGAGTCGCTCATCTGTTTCAAATGCCGGCGTTGGGAGCATCGGCCTAAGTAATACAGACTCTATTTCTAATCTTGGTTATCAAGAGTTTAGTCGAACCGCTTTAGGCCTTAACTTCATGAACAATGTGACGGTTACGCCCACTGGTGGCGCAGAACAAGTTGGGCAAAACCCCACAAGCATCGCTGCCTACGGCTCAAACTATTACTCAGTTAGTTCTGAAGATGCCACCAATGCGCAAGCCCTTGGCCTTGCCGAATGGATTGCTAACTCCCAATCAGATCCAAATTCTCTCCGTTTTGAAGTTGGGTTTACTGACAGAGCAAACGATGGAACCCAAGTTGGTTCAGTCTTGAACATTATGTCTTATACAGGACTTTTTAATTTGACATGGAGACTTCCAGGATCAGCGACAACTACAACTGAGCAAGTAGTTACCGAAGGGTTTTCTATGGACATCAGTTCTTCGGAAACTTCTGTGCGTTTGTTTCTTTCTCCAGTAACGCTGTATCAATTTTTTACTTTAGATTCGTTTAATTTCGGCATTCTCGATACATCAAGATTAGGTTGGTAACTCATGGCTACTCCCCCCACATTTACTAGCGGTTCAATCCTTACTGCTGCACAGATGAACGCTGTCGGCTTGTGGCTTGTGAAGTCGCAGACCGTCGGCACTGGCGTTTCTAGCGTGACCGTCACGGGTGCGTTCAGCGCCGACTACGACAATTACCGCATTATTTACACCGGTGGAACACAATCGGCAGGGGTAAACATTGACCTGACGATAGGCGGCTCATCAACTGGTTATTATTCAGCTTTACAATTTCAGGCAAGTAACTCTGGAACCGTTAGCGCTGCAGGTCAAACGAATGCAAGTCTATGGCAGTGGGTTGGCGGTGCAACCGCTGGACAAGCAACTCATGCTTCTTTTGACTTGTTCGGTCCGTTTTTAAGCGCCTACACAAAACTAAGAAATGGGCAGTATCAAAACGACAACAACTTTGGAACTGTAAACGGGGAACACAGAGTCGCTAGCAGTTACACAAGTTTCACGCTCTTGCCAGCATCAGGAACTCTCACGGGTGGCACCATCCGTGTTTACGGAT